CGCCGGACAGGTCGATACGACGCAGCCTATGAAATGTCGGTTTTCGCTTACGGCGGATATTCCCGTTGGGAATATGTCGTCGAATTCGTTACCGAATGACGTAGCTGCGAACTTATCGTCGTTTTTTGCGTCTTTAGGCGCATCGACTACGATATTGTATGACGGCACGGGCAATGGTACTTCGACGTTGGTTAAAGGAACGCTTTAAAGGCTAATAACCTTTTGGGTATAAAAACCTATGGCGCTCGTTTCCACGTCTCATACCGTTGCGCTGGTGGTCTTAAAACCAGCAACGGGTACAAAGAATCCTGTGTATCTACAGCCCACTAACGAAGACTTGAACAAATTTGATTTTGCTCATGCCCGAATTATTGCGCAGTATGATCCTGCAGGCCCTTTGTGGAATACATTGATTATTGATAGTACATCGTACTATCCGTAACCAAACCCTTGATCATGGGAATCATGGAGTGTTTGCATGCTCTAGGAGTCAGACCTTATGGCTGACAAGAAGAGCCTAGATAACGTAGTTAACGTCATCGCTGCAATGCTCCGTGACGCACATGCGTCTCATGGAGTCGTGTTCAACACACGTGCCATGCGCCTGACTTATCGTAAGATAGTCAGTCGTTTAGGCAATGAAGGAATCGGTTTTCTTACGAAAACCCTAGCCCGTCTTGGTAAGCGCTTTGATCAAGCTCTTACCGGTCAAAAACCGTTCGTCTGTGATGATTTAGGGTGTAAACCTTATCTCAACACTAAACTTCCGAAATTATTCGGTGAGTTTTTCGAAACAATCTTTGACAAAGACGGTCATGTCCTTCATGATCCCGACGCGTTAAGCGTTAGAATCGTAAGGCAGCTCTTACTTCCTTTTGGAAAGTATAAGCTTCCTTACACTGATAGTCAAGAACATGAAGTTATCTCCGCGTTTAAAAAGGCGGAAGAAGACCTCACGAACGTCGGTAAAAATCTGCAAGAAATTGCTGATCTTTACCGTCATTATCACGTTGATACTAAAGAACGCAGGTATCATGGCCAACGGATCGATTTTTATCGAGACGCTGAAAATGATGCTTTCCGTCCTATAGACGACGTGGTGCGGGACAGCAGAAGAGCATTGACAAAACTCTTCTTGCGCTTCGACCCCAAGAACATTACTCCCCGTCACGGACCTGGTGCCGTTGCAACTAAGCAACGGAACTCAGGTAAGTTTCGATGGACTAATGTGTCATCGAGGATCACTGAACTTTATCCTTTTGATGAGTATTTTCTCTCATCGCAAGGTGCAGTTTGTGATACCTATAAGGAATTCTTCCGTATAGGTTCGGAAGACCTTTCTGCTCGAGTTCTACTCGTGCCGAAAGATTCTCGCGGGCCCCGACTTATCTCTTGTGAACCCGTTGATTTTCAATGGATTCAAGGAGGTTTAGGCGGTGCCATCGTTCATCATGTTGAGTCGCATTACCTTACCAAAGGTAAAGTGAACTTTACAGATCAAAATGTCAACAGGAATAAAGCTTTAGAAAGCTCAATAACTGGGGACTACGTGACCTTAGACCTTAAAGAGGCCTCTGATCGCGTTCACATTGATCTTGTTCGACTACTGTTTCCTGATACGGTATTACCGTATCTTGAAGCTTGTAGAACACTATCAACTGAGCTCCCGAACGGAGAGAAGTTAAAGCTCAATAAGTTTGCGCCAATGGGGTCAGCTTTATGCTTTCCTATATTGGCTCTTACTGTTTGGGCTCTTCTTCACGGGGCTGCTCCTAACGTAGATACTCGAAAGAGAATCTTCGTATATGGTGACGACGTTATTGTCCCACGAGCGTTTGCTCGCAGTGCGATAACTACCCTCGAGTCGTTTGGATTACTTGTTAATCGCGATAAGAGCTGTTGCCAAGGATTCTTTCGAGAATCCTGCGGCATGGATGCTTTTAAAGGCATCGATGTCACTCCAGTTCGTTTCAGAACTGTTTGGCATAAGTCACCTCGTCCTGACACCTATTGTGCTTACATTAGCTATGCTAATGCATTCTACGATAGGGGATGGCACCACACTTACAGAGAAATCTGTAATATGTTAGAATCCGTTTTCGGATTCATTCCAAGCGATCAGATGTCCTTAAAAAGGTATCCTTCGCTGCGGTGTTCATCGGCAACTGAGCTTAACTTTCGCTCACGTTGGAACCGACATCTGCAAAGATATCAGTACCTCGTTCACGATGTTAAGTCAAAATCCCATTTGGAAGAAAATGTGTGCGGTTGGCAAAAACTTCTGAGATATTTCTCGGAAGCTTGTCCTCCTCCATATATTCAATCCATGGGATCACAACAGGAAAGAGACTTTATATTTAATATAAAGCCTGCTTTCTCCGTCAGTCTGTATACGGACCGTCGTACTAGCTTGCTAGTAAAACGGTGGCGATGACAAATAGAG